AAGTGATTGCCTTGCTGCTCTCGCTAACCGTGGCGGTCAATGCGACACTGCTACCAGAGCCAGCCGTGGGTAAGGCGACATGGTACGGATACCCGGGGCTACAGAAGTGCTACGACGGAGTACCACGGACATGTACGCCGTACCGAACCAAAGCGCAGGGAGGATGGCATGATGAGGTAGTCAACTATTGCGCGCTGCCGGGGTATCGGTGGCGCAGTACACCATTCTGGGTCAAGGTCACCAATGTGAAGACTGGCGTATGGGCGCTATGTCTCGTCAGAGACAGTTGTGGATGCGTTGGTGGAGGCATTATTGACTTAAGCCCAGCCGTGTTTCGCAAGTTGCGGGGCTTGAAGGCTGGGGTTGTGACCGTTCGGATTGAACGGTATGTAACGCAGGTAGGAGGAAGAGGAAGATGAGTCATGTAACCGAGGTAAATAACCTAGACGAGATTCTAGACACGGGTCTTGGCGAGATTCTAGACACGAGACTGAAGCCAGCCCCAGAGGAGACGACCGCCGAGCATCCGTTGATGCTGGTTGGCGGAGATGAAGCCGTGCTCGGCACATCGGAAATCTTTGTGCAGTGCAAGGACGGAAGCGGCTATCAGCAAACCGTCGTGGTCTACGACCTGCACAATCTGGTTGAGGTCATGCACAAGCAAGCACATGCCGACTTCGGCAGCGCGTGCCATGACGACTGCCGAGGCTATGACGAGGCGCTGGAGTTCTACCGATACAACTACATGCGCTATCCGTCAGCCAAGAATGCTCCAATCTTCGTAGAGCGACGCACGGCGGCAGAGATTAGCGAGGCATACGGGCTAGAGGCTGACCCATGGCAGGGGTAAAGGCGAAGCGCGAGGGGGCGGTAAAGCCCCCCGTGTGGACGGTGACGGACTGCTCCTCATGCAGCAAGGTCATTGACTACACCGACCCTAAGCGTGCGGTATTCCCTGCGGTACGGGTACTCAGCATCGTGTTCAACGGGGCTAAGGGCAACCGACGCTGGTCATGGCGACACAAGGCGTGCGCGTGATCCGACGCGACATTAGCCAGTTCGGGGAAGGCATAAAGGCATCAGAGTTGGCTAAGACCGACATGGTGCTGGAAGACCAGATAGATCGCCACTTCGTGTGGCATCACATCCCACCAGTGCCAAAGGAAATGATTCCCGTAGCGGTAGACGCGATTCGGCGCATGAACATGGGTGAACTGGATGAGATCGCGCCGCTTCCCGGGCGATTCGTGGTCAGCATTGACCCTAGGATTACGCCGCTGGTGAAAGACATCATCAACGGGTTGGCGCTATACGCATGGCAGTGCGATTGCGACCCCTGCAAGCAAGGAAACCCACACTGGGGCAGCAGAGGCGAGTCCGCCTAATCTGCTAATGTCAGCGCGCACGGAGGGAGTGCGACGGAGCCTTCCCCGTTCCCCCTCCGTGCGCTACTACGGGAAGGAAGAGCAGATGGCAGTGCATGCACACCGATGCAAGAACGCAAGACCACCATACGCTCATGACTTCATGCTGTACGACACTGGTGATGGAGAACACACCCCATTCACGGCAATGATGGCGTGCAGGAAGTGTGGAGAGGTGCGTACCGCTCAGGAAGAGGCATTGCCACCCGTAGCCCTAGACGATGTGCTGGCATCCGTCATCCGTACACCCCCTTCCCCAAAGGCAAGGGCGAAGCCCGTAAGGCGTAAGCGGTGAGCAATCGGGCATGTCTCTCGTGCGGCATGATCCTATCTAGCCTGAAGAAGGGTAGGTGTGTGGAATGCGCTAAGGAGAAACAAGCAGAGAAGCCTAACCCCTACCGCCAGAGCAAGGGGGCTAGGGAATGGCGCAACCTATCAGCGCGTAAGCGTAAGGACCAGCCATGGTGCAGCAGGTGTGCCACACAGGGTGATGCTAGTAACCCCCTTACCCTTGACCACATCGTGCCATTGAGCAAGGGAGGGGCGCTCATACCTGAAGACATAGACGAAGGGGTGCAGGTGCTATGCAAGCGATGCCAAGGGATCGTTGGCTCACGCATGCACAAGGCTGGACAATGGCGCGCGTAATCCCTGAGACCATGCCACCATACGGTGAGACAGCGCCCGATGCCGTGCCTGACGATGGATGGGATGATGACCCTGACAATGAAGAAGAGGAAACGCCTGATGAATTCTGAGCACGATGCAAACAATGATGCAGCGCCTAGCACGCAGGAAACACCCCCCCATTTTATAGGGAGTGAAATGCCTGACCATCCCACTGCAAGTAACTACACAGGTTGTGTACCTGAGAACCCCCCCTATACCAGTTCTGGTATAGGTGATGCCGAGCAAGACACTACGGCTGGCACAACCGATGCCGTAACAAACCCAGAGAAGCCGCTCACCGAGGCGGAACGCCATCTATCCGTGCTTGAAGAGCAGGTGCGAATGGCTGGTCGCGACGGAGACATCCCGCCGCAATTGCTGCACATGGCGGCGGTTGCATGGGAGCGGTGGCATCAGGCATCCGAGATGCTCGCACGGGAAGGGATCACAGTCCAAACCTCGCAGGGGGTGGGAGCGCATCCTGCGGCTATGATTGAGAGGCAAGCATGTCAGACCTACCAGAACCTAATCAGCCGAATGGGCTTAACAGCCACGCCGTCACAGGCGAGGTACAAAGCCAACAAGACCCCGCGCCTCAAGAAGGCGTTGACGATCAGCGACCTGATGAGCAGACAAGCGGAGGAAATCCCAGCCTCCTAACCGACGGTCCGATCTTTGAGGAGTTCTGCCGCGTATTCATTAAGCAGAGCATCGGGCAGTTCTCAGGTCAGCCCTTGAGGCTAGAAGGTTTCCAGCGGGATTTCATGAACGATGTCCTAAGCCGCGATCCCGTCACGGGCAAGCGCCGCTATTCCGAAGCCATGCTCCTGCTCCCTAGAAAGTCTGGCAAATCTACGCTGGCTGCTGCGCTGGCAATCTTCCAGACCCTGCGAGACGCTGGCAAAGAGCCGCAGACGATTGTGGCTGCTGCCTCCAAGGATCAGGCGGCGGTCATCTTTCGCCAGATTCGGGCGTTCATTGCTAACAACCCAGAGTTAGGCGGGCTGCTCATTCCCAAGCAGTACCACATAGATGTGCAGGGAGGCGGCTTCATCAAGGTGGTGGCATCCGACGGTCGGCTCCAGCACGGCTCTAACCCCTCCTGCGTAATCGTGGACGAGTTGTGGGCGCATCAGGACGGCGAGTTGTACACCGCGCTTACCTCTGGCTCAGGCGCGCGAGACGAGCCGCTCACCATTGCCATTAGCACCCCGGGCTACGACCCCGACCAAATCCTTGGGCAAATCTACAATCGCGTCATTGAGACGGCTCCCGACCAGCAGTTCCAGAGCGCGCCTTACTACCGCCGCATTGCCCGCGATGCCGAGAACGGCTTCCTCCTGTATCACTACGGAGCGCCAGAGGATGCGGATGCCGATAGCCCAGAGGTGTGGCGCAAGAGCAACCCAGCCCCATGGATTACCGACCAGTACCTCAAGCAGCAGCGGTTTAAGCCAACGACCCGCCTATCCGAATTCCGACGGCTACACCTAGGGCAATGGGTGCATGCGGGCGAAGAATCGTGGCTACCGATGGGCGCATGGAAGGCGTGTGAGGAGGAGGGGGTAGCCCTTGATCCCGCGCTGCCAGTTGCCGTCGGCATAGATGTGGGTATCACCCGTGACGCTTCCGCTGTTGTTATCGCGCAGAAGCAGGGCGACAACATCATTGTTGAATCTAAAGTGTGGGTTAATCCATACCCCAAGGACAGCGCCATGGGCATGGCTTGGCAGGTAGACATTGAAGAAATCCGCCGCTACCTAGTTACCTTAAAGGATCGGTTCCCCGCGCCAATGGTCAAGATTGACGGGAGAACCCGCCCGGGACCTGCATTCTGCTACGACCCGTGGTCATTCCGAGAGTCCGCCCAGATGCTGGAGGGCGAGGGGCTTGCCATGGTAGAGACAAATCAAACCGATAGCCGCATGGTTCCTATGACCGCAGACCTGTTCCAAGCCATTGTTACCCGCCGATTGCGCTACGATTCAAAGACGAATGTGGCGCTTACGCGCCATGTAATGGCAGCAGTTGCTGTGCCTAGAGGAGATGCAGGTTGGCGTATCAGGAAGCCAAGGGGCAGCACAACAGCGAAGGTGGACGCGGCTATCGCAATGGTGATGGCGGTGAGCCAAGCGATGCAGCCCCCTCCAAGGCGCGCGTTCACAGGTATGATCGCGTAATTAAAGCAAAGCAATGCCGTTGTGCAGTACCATTCATAAGCCCAGACGACGAAGATGAATGGTGCTGGAAGTGCGGGCTTCCGCTAGATAACGAGGAGACTTGATGGCTGACCGTAAGATGCCAGACTTTGCAAACCCAGCGAATTACATTCAGCACGGCAAGAAAGACTCCCTTGCGTCATGGATGGCATTCTTTGGCATGACCGACGCGCAATCGGGCGATTACAGCGGTCCTCGCGATTGGGCGCGAGCCGCAGCCGACGAGCCGTTCCTCAACGCCTGTATCAAATTAAAATCTATGAGCGCAGGGGCAGTTCCGCTTCGCGTGTATGTCCGACAAGAGAACAATCTTATCCCAGCAGACCTAGCCAAAGATGCCGACGCAGCCGAGTATCAGAAACTGCTAGACACCATTAACCCGTACAGCATGTCCGCATCGGATTTCCGAGGCACGCTGGTAGCCAGCCTTTCCGTATACGGAGAAGCCTATGTCCGCAAGGTGCGCGGTAAAATGGGCGGACCTCCACAAGAGTTGTACCTGATTAGACCAATTGACATTACGCCAAAGATGGGCAAGACATGGATTGAAGCCTACGAGTACAACCCCTCTGGCTCTAAGGCGAGGAATTCTGAAACAGAAATTATCCCAGCAAAGGACATTGTGGCGTTCCGCCTCCCGGGAAACTTTGTAGACCCAACGCGCGGTCTATCGCCGCTTTCGGCAATCCGCCGAGAGGTAGAGGTAAGCGTCATGGCATCCGAGCACACCAATGCGTTGCTCCGCAATCTTGGCGTGCCAGTTGGCGCATGGGTTGCGCCAAAGGACAGCGATCTCACCGTGCAAGACCAGTCTGCGATTAAGAAAGTTCTTGCGGCTCTATCTGGACCAAAGAATGCGGGAAAGAGCGCGGTTCTCCCCGGTGGCTTGGAATGGCAGCAGTTAGGAATCCCAGAACAGGACGCGCAGTACCTCAACGCGCGAAAGATTAGCCGCATGGCAATTGCTTCCGCCATGGGAATTCCCCTGCAACTAGTTGGCGACGACGAGCATTCGGGCGTATACCGATCAGTTCGCGATGCCGAGCAGGTCTTCTGGCGCAGGTTGAAGAATGAATTGGGCTGGATTGCCGACATTCTTGATTCGTGGCTTACTACCGAGTTTGATACAACGGGTCGCCTCACCGTGCAGTTTGATGTTTCCTCTATTGAGGCTTTGCGCCCAACGCCACAGGAAGAACTTATGCTCTGGACGCAGTTGATGGATCGCAGCGTGGTCACACCTAACGAGGTGCGCGCTCACTTTGGTCTTGGTGCTCCGACATCATGGGGAGACACGCCG